GGGTAAAAGGAATTCATGTAGTTCCTTGTTATTATAAACTTCAATATATTGAATGGGCAGACAGAGGACAAAAAAAATCTAATGCTCCTGTTAATATTTATGAAAGTGATTCTGATATTATGAGTAAGACAACTAGATCAGATGATAATAAAGATAGATTAGAAAATGGTAATTATGTGGAAGAAACAGCTTCGCATTTTATTACTATTCTAGATGGATCTGTCGCTACAGGAACAGCATTAATCAGTATGAAATCCACTCAAAGAAAAAAATCTAAGAAATGGAATTCAATGATGATGTCTTTAAAAGCTAAAAAGAAAGATGGTGGTTTTTATACTCCAGCACCTTTCACTCAAGTATATAATCTTAAAACTGTACTTGAAAAAAATAATTTAGGATCTTGGTATGGTTGGGATATTACTCATGTAGGAGCAGTACCAAATCAAAGTATCTTAAAGACAGCACATGATTTTTATCTTGCGTGTTCTGGAGATAAAGTTAATGTTAAATACGATACTGAGGAAGCAACTGAAAAAACACCTTTCTAATGTCAGAGCAATTAAAAATCTTGGAACAGTTTCAAAAGCTGTTCCAAGGTTCACTCACCTATTATGGAGAGTCTAAACCTACTGGTCAAAAAAAACCAAATGGTAAATCCGAATATAAAAGTTGGATTAACCAGTGGCCTATTACTGATAAAGATTGGCAAGAGCATTTAGATGGAACCAGACATGTAGGAACTGTTCCTATTAGAGATGATTCTAACTGCAGCTGGGGAGTTATAGACGTAGATAGATATAATATTAATCATTTAGAATTAATTAAAATTATTAGAGAAAGAAAATATCCATTAGTTCCTTATAGGTCAAAATCTAATGGATTACATTTATTCATTCATACTAAAGATACTGTTCCAGCTTCTTTAATGCGACAGAAGTTAATTGAGATAGCTAGTGACCTTGGAGTAAGAGATGAAACAACTGATATTTATCCAGCGCAAGATGTAGTTGATTTAACACCAGAGGCTTGGGAAGATAAAAGAAAAGGAAACTTTGTTAATTTACCTTATCAAAATTGTAAAAGATCCACTCGTACTGCTATGTATGATGATGGAAAGAGCATACCAATAGAAGAATTATTTAAGCATGTAGAAAAATTTAAAGTAACAGAAGATCAATTAAGAAATATTAATGCCGAATCAACTTCGGATCCAGAGACTAAAAACTTTCCTCCCTGTGTAGCGCACTTTATTAAGAATAAAGTAAAAGAGGGAGAGGGTAGAAATGACGCAATGTTTAATTGTGCCGTACTTTGTAAAAAAATTAATCCAGATCCAGACTACTGGCCTGAACAATTACGAGACTTAAATAAAAAAGTTGGTGAGCCCCCGTTAGACCCAAAAGAATTAAATGTATTAATCAATCAACATACTAAAACTGATTATAACTACAGATGTAATTCTTCTATCGCTAAGATGAACTGCGATGCAAAAAAATGTGTTACTAAAAAATTTGGTATCAATCCTAATGAGGCTATGCCTGAAGTAGGAAGATTGGTAAAATATAATGTATACCCTGAACCTTATTGGGTATTACCTGTTAATGGAATTAATATAAAATTAGATAATAAAGAACTATATGCTCAAAGACTATTTGCTGAAAAATTACAAACAGCTGATATTGTTTGGAGAACCTTAAAACCAACTAAACAAAATCCAGATCCATGGTCTGATTTTAAAGATGATTTAATTAAAAACAAAATAGACATGGAAGGATACGATGCCATGGCTGATAAAGATGATTTATTTAATTCTAGAATGGTTCAATTTTTTGAAGATAGCGAAACACATGAGGAATTTGATCAGGTGGATAATGGATATATTTGGCTAGATAATCCAAGTGCTGCAGATGCTACGGAAATGAGATTTAAAATACAAACCTTTCAAAGGTTTATGAAAAAAATGGGAAGTAATTGGAACAACAGAGAATGTATTAATTTTTTACAAGTGGGTGGGGCGGAACCTAAAAAGAAACATGCTAATATACAAACAAGACACTGGAGATGCCCAATGCCTAAGTTACCAGAATATAAAAGGAAAGAGGTGAAGCATGATAAAGCAAAAGCTCCATGGCAAGACCACTAAGATATTTGGTCCTCCTGGAACTGGAAAAACTTATCAACTGCTTAAGAGAATTAGATGGTTTATAAGAAATGGAGTACATCCCTCTGAAATAGCTTATTTTAGTTTTACCAATAAAGCAGTGAATGAAACTATAGAACGATTAAAGTTAGCTTTACCAGACTATACCATGGATGACTTTCCTTATTTTTGTACTATTCATAGTTTTGCAAGGAAACAATTTTCAGAAATTCCTGTATTGGATCCAGCAGAAGATATGATCCAGTTTCATAGCGATTATGGAACTATTAAAATAAATGCTCAAAAAGGATTTGAAGAACAAAAAGTATTTAATAATTGGTCATTACGAGTGTACGACAGAGCACGGAACACGAAACAAGATCCTACTCATTTATACAGAATGCAAGAAAGAAAAGAAGTAAGACTGGCGCAGTTTCAATCTATTATATCGGCTTATGAAAATTTTAAAATGTTTGAGAATCAATCTGGGGTTAGACAGAAAGATCGTTTAGACTTTACCGACATGATTGATAAGTTCATTCAAGAAGGAGTTTGCCCTAAATTAAAAATATTAATGGTAGACGAAGCGCAGGATCTAACTCCTTTACAATGGGACTTAATTATTAAACTATCTAACCACACAGATAAAATTTATTTAGCGGGAGATGATGATCAAGCTATTTATGAATGGAATGGTGCGGATGCTGATTTCTTTATTCATTTTCCAGGTAAAGTAAAAATATTAAAACAATCAAGGAGAATACCTGGTAAAGTTCATTATTTTTCTCAATTATTAATGGCTCCAGCAAAAGGACGTAGACAGGAAAAGCAATTTAATCCAAGGGCATCTGAAGGAGATATACTTACCTATACTAGTTTAAAACATGTAGATTTTACTACAGATGGATCTTTTATGGTTCTTTCTAGGATAAGATCGGTTAAGGAAGAGGTAGAACAAGATCTTTATGATATGGGTATTTATTTTCAGGATGTTCAAGGTCGCAAATCATTTAAAGTAGAGCAGTGGCAAGCTATAAAAGCATGGGATCATTTAATGGCTGGTGGATCTATTACTAAGGAAGAGGCTTGTATTATGTATCATTATATTCAAAACATTGATCACGGCTACAGGAGCAGCGACAGTCAAGCATGGACATTTGCACATCCTAATCAACCTTTTAATTACGATGAATTAACCTTGAGGGCTGGATTGAGAGAGCCAAAAGGACATTGGGTACAGGCTTTTAAGATTAGATTTAAAGATAAGGAGAAACAATATTTGATTCGTTTATCTGAATCTGGTGTTAACTTAGACGAATCATCTAAAATAATTGTAGATACTATTCATGCGGTTAAAGGAGGAGAAGCTGATAATGTAGTAATTTTAAGCAAATCTAATTGGCCTTCTCATTATGAAAGAAAAAATATAGAGGAAAAAGTTAAAGAATTAAGAGTATGGTACACAGGAATTACTCGTGCAAAAAAGGCTTTACATTTGATCAATACTGATCATAAATATCATTTTCCACTAGGAAAATTTTACAATAACTATAAAACTAACTATGAGCACAAAATCAGACTTTGAGAAAGTATTTCCATCTTCTAGACAGGAGGGGGGAGACCATTACCGAAAACATAAAATACAGCCTTACGAATTTATTACAGCTAACAATCTATCTTTTTTTCAAGGTAACGTTATTAAATATATTTGTAGATATAAAGACAAAAATGGAATAGAGGACCTTAAAAAAATAATTCATTATTGTGAACTAGAAATAGAAGAAATGAGGAAATGAGGTGATTGGACATACCGCAAAAACACATAAAAGAATTAGAAAAAATCAATCTTTAAACATGGATGATTACCATCATCCATTTGAAAAAATAGAACAATTAAAAAGATTTAATTTTAATAATTTAAAAATACTTGAGGTTTTTGCTGGCAAAGGAAACTTATCTAAATATTATAATACAATATCAAAGAATGTCTTATCTTTAGATAAAGAAACAACTGGTAATAGTTTTGATTATATTTACAAATTAAGATCTGAGAAAAAAAAATTTGATTTAATTGACATAGATAGTTACGGGTATCCAGATAAATTTTTTCCAACTGTTTTTGAGTGTTTAACTGACAAAGCATATTTAGTTTTTACCTTCCCTATAGTTGGTGTTAATTGTTTAAATGGTATAACAGAACAGCATCATATTAATTTTTGGAGATCAAATAGACCTACAATAGGAGATATTGTGGGTTGTATAACAGATTTTTCACTTAGAAATTGGCAATTAGCTAAGCTAGTTGATGTATCAAAAATTAAAAGAATTTGGAGATTTATATTTTTAATTGAAAAACAAAAAGCAACAATACTTTGTAATGTAAAAAATAGATAATGAAAAAAGAAAAGAATGAATAAACCTATAGAAGTTAATACTAATCTATACGGACGATTAAAAGAAAACGGTATACAATTCAATAATATTATTGATGTTGGATGTTATAAAGGATCTTGGACAAGTAAAGTTAAATTAATTTATCCTGATGCAAACTATTATTTAATAGATCCTAATAATATATATGAAGAAAAAATAAAAACATTAGGAATTTTTTATCAAGAAGTAGTCGGTCAACAAAAAGAAGAAAGAGAATTTAACTTTAGTGAAAACGAATTAGAAGAAACGGGAAATTCTTTATATGAAGAAAATTCAAATATTCAATTTAATAAAAAAACAGTTATGGTAAAACCATTAAAAGATATAGTACCCGATCAAATTTATGATTTGATTAAAATGGATGTGCAAGGAGCAGAATTAGAAATTATGGAAGGTTCTTTAGAATTATTTCAAAAAACTAAATTTGTTCAATTAGAATGTCCCGTCCATCATAACAATAAAGGTGCTCCTAAGTTTGAACATTATATTAACTATATGGCTAATTCTAATTTTAAAGTATTTGACATTGATACAATTTTCTTTAATACCAAGTTAATGGTCTTAGATTTTCTTTTTGTAAACACATTATTACCTAAAGTATCTTCATTAGAAAGTGAAACTATAACTTATAATAAAATATGACACATCAACTTAATTTTATTTATCAAGAATCAGATTGGGTTTGTCCATCTGAATACCCAGATCTTTCACACGCTGATTGTATAGCTATAGATTTAGAAACTAAAGATCCTAATATAAAAACATTGGGACCTGGATGGCCTAGATTTGATGGTGCTATTGTTGGATTTGCTATAGCTACAGCAGGTCAACAATATTACTTTCCTATACAACATGATGCTGGAGGCAATATGGATTTAGCTGTTACCACTGCGTATATACAAGATTTATTAAAATTACCTTGCCCTAAGATATTCCACAACGCTCAATATGACGTAGGTTGGTTAAAAATTAATGGATTTGAAATAAACGGCAAAATTATTGATACTATGGTAGCTGCTGCTGTAGTTAATGAAAACAGATATTCTTATGCATTAAATTCTTTAGGATTTGATCTATTAGGTGAAATTAAATCAGAAGCATTTTTAAATGAAAAAGCAAAAGAATGGGGTTTAGATCCTAAACAAGATTTATGGAGAATGCCAGCTGGGTTTGTGGGTCATTACGCAGAACAAGACGCAGCATTAACTTATAAACTGTGGCAGCATTTAAAACCAATTATTATAAAAGAAAATCTTCAAGATGTATTTGATTTAGAAATGGAACTACTGCCAATTTTAATTGAAATGAGGATGACTGGATTAAGGGTAGATTTAGATAAAATTAAAATATTAAAAAAAGAATTTATTAGTGATGAAAATAAAATATTAAGAGAGATTAAAGATCTTACTGGAATGGGGGTAGATATTTGGGCGAATAGATCAGTAGCAAAAGTATTTGATCACTTAGGGCTAGAATATCCTAGAACAGAAAAAACAAAAGAACCAAGTTTTACTTCTAATTGGTTACAGAATTGTGAGCATAAGATAGCTAAATTAATTAGAGATGCTAGAGAAGTTAATAAATTTCATTCTACTTTTTTGGATGCTATTGAACGTCATTCTTTTAAAGGAAGAATTCATTCTGAAATTCATCAATTAAGATCGGATGGAGGAGGAACAGTATCTGGTAGATTAAGTTATTCAAATATGAACTTACAGCAGATACCAGCAAAAAATAAAGATTATGGAGATAAGATTAGAAGTTTATTCTTACCTGAAGAGGGAAGACAGTGGGGGTCATTTGATTACTCGCAACAAGAACCACGGCTCGTTGCCCACTATGCAGCATCTATTGAACAAGGATTTACTGGAGCCGATGAATTTATTAAAGCATACCAAAACGAAGAGGCTGATTTTCATCAACTGGTAGCTGAAATGGCTGGTATACCAAGATCTGCAGCTAAAACTATTAACTTAGGTATATTTTATGGAATGGGTAAAAATAAATTATCTAGAGAATTAGGTATATCTAAAGACGATGCTGAACAATTACTACAAAGATACGATGCTAGAGTTCCTTTCGTTAAAAAATTAGCATCTGAAGTAATGGCATCTGCTAGTAAATTTGGTTTCATAAGAACAATTAAAGGTCGTAAATGTAGATTTGATATGTGGGAGCCTACCACTTTTGGTATGTTCCAAGCAATGAAATATGAAGAAGCTAAGGCTCATTATGGCAATAACATTAAACGAGCAGGCACATATAAAGCATTAAATAGGTTAATTCAAGGATCTGCAGCTGATCAATCCAAGCAAGCTATGATTGATTGTTATAAAGCTGGTTATAGACCTTTACTCCAAATCCATGATGAATTATGTTTTTCAATAAATGAGGAACAAGAAGATATTAAAAAGATATCTGATTTAATGGAAAATTGCATAGAAGGCTTAAAAGTACCTTTTAAAGTAGATGTAGCAATAGGACGGAGTTGGGGTGAGGCAAAAGAAAAGAAAGAATAGTTATTGGAACTGGTTTTTTAAACAAGCTAAGGAGATACAAAATGAGTATAAAAAAAATGTTAAATTCAAAGAAAATCAAATCAAATCAAAAAAATGACCTTCAGGGGTATTATTGGGATGGTAAACAATCTTGGTTACTATACCGTACAGCAGATGGTAAAGACTTTAAGATAAAAGCATAAATTGTTGTATTACAAACAAATAAATGCTAAGATATTATGATAAAAGCATATAGATATCAGGTTAGATATAAAAATTTATATTACGATGGGATAACCTGGGGAAAAGACGAAAACGAAGCAGGTTTTAATTTTGTCGAAAAAATTAAGAATGGCGAAATTAAAGGAAAAGAAAATAGCAATCGTGGAGATCGATTGTTTATAACCTACGAGGAGATAGAGCAAAATGATGAAAAGCTCGCAACAGATCCTAGCGGAAAAAATGAGACTTGAGTCTCAGTGGAATATTTCATATTTAGAAAATGGAAGAATAACTCCAGATATGAATATCATCCAAGAAAAAATAAAACACTGCAGAAGGCAGTTGATTAAATTAGATCAAGAAGAAGCTGGATTTGAATATAAAAGTTTAGATAGTGCAGATGATGCACTTTCTGTAGCTACGTAAATTTTTTAGTCCTATAATTAGGATTTGGAATTTTATCTGAATTGCACTGTCTACAAGAATCTGTGACAGTCTTTAAAGGTACTTTTGACACTATCATAGTAATCCATCCTTGACCATCACAGACATGACAATTTACTGATTTTTTATTTTGATAAGTTAAAAACTTATTTAACATCTGCTGTGATAGTTTCCACATGTTTCACTACCTTATTCATATCCCATCCTTGAGATATTTTTAAATTTAAAAAAGCAAATTGTTTAATAAACTTTTCTACTGGTAAGTATGGTTTAAGTGCATGCGCAGCTTTTACATCTTCCATAGAAAACTTTTTTCTTTTTAATTTATTCATCATATTTTTTTGAAGAATGGGCTACCGAAGTAGCCCAGTTACTCACTTCTTCATCTCCCTGCCTTCTTTTAGCATTTGTTCTCTCATTTTATCATGAGGAACTCCTTCTTTTTTAGCAACTTTTGCAACTTCCTGATCAACCATTTTATCAATCATAGCACCAGGTTTACGATAACCATGTTTGCAAAGTGCCTGTAGGATATAGTAGCTGCTGGATCCAACAGCTACTGATTTCCACTTACTTATATCCATACTCCTTTTCCTTTCTTATTGATCCAATTGATCGGTTTCGTTATACCCACGATCCTTGACCCACTGAATTAATTTTATTTTTTTATATTTATCACCTTTTAAACCAGAGTTATAAATATGTTCAAACCATTGTAAATAACTTTCTCTATTAGTCGCTGACATAAGTTTCATGCCATTAACTTTTAAAGAAGATTTAAAACGATCCCAATTAAAATCTGGGTGTTTGTTAGTCATAATAAAAGCTGATATAAAAGCACGTTTGTAATTAGGGATATATTGCTTTGCTATAAGCATCCTTTCACCTAAATCATGCGCTTTTTTTAAATTACCAGACGGTATTTTAAAATTACCTAACATAAAATCACTAGCAATGTTTTTATACATAGCACTTTTTTGAAGCAACATTAGAATAGCGGCTTCAATAGTAACTTCATATTTTTCAGAAATATGTATAGCAATACCGTAATCTTGCTTACCTCTTTTATTATGAAAGCTGGCGTAGTTATTAAGAGACCATCTTTTTTGATTTGCATTAATTCTTGCAACATCTAAATGATCTTCAAAATCACCTAATATAAATTTAATAGGTAATCCTAATTGTCGGTACGCCTCCAGCCGATGCTGTCCGTCCATAAGAGACATATCTCTTTTATTGACGATAATAGGGATATCTAATTTTCTATCCGCTATATTTCGTTTAAGGCGTTCGACATGAGATTGATCTACATCTCGATTGCCTCTTACTTTTTTAAATTGGTTGTAATTTTTTGTTTCAAATACAACCGATTTAATTTCTTTGTTTGTGTTATGCATATTTTCCTCCTAATTTATAGTTTTCTAAATCAGACATTAGCATTTCGTCTGATTCGGATTGTTGGTTTTCCTCATGACAATGCAATTCATCATAGACAAGCGAAGTTGCTGTACTTTCGTCAAATAATGTAATTTCAGTATCTTGAGTTGATAAAGGTAAGGCAATCAATTTACTAACTGCTTCTTTAAACTGTGAGTCGCCATCAGTAATTGGTTCACCTTTATATGTAACCAGAGGAACGGAATATAAAATTTCACGAACTGATTCGTCAAATTTTTTCCAAGCCTCTGAGTTTATTTTTTTCATCATATTAACTGTAGATGTATATATGGAATTAAAATAAGTCAACCCATAAAATTAAATTATTTTCTTTAAAATCCCATAGGACAATCCTATATAAATTTATAGGATATTAATCCAATTGCCACATTTTTATATTTGAGGTATAATATATGATTATGCCAATACCAGTTGCAGCTGGAATACCAGCATTATACGAATTACTTGTAGGATCAGGACTACTTGCTGGCGGAGCCTTAACCGCTCAACAAATGCAAAAAGAAATGCAACAAAATCCACAGGTAATAGAAGAGGCTTTAAAAAGCGTATTCATGGGGCCAACTAAAGATTTAATTAATCCAGATGTATTAAGAAGTATGATTGAATCTAAACCAGTGACCACGGATCAGGGAACAACTAAAAAAGAAGTTATGGAAACAGAGGTTAGCCCAGACGATCAAGGAATGTTTTTCGCTTCTCCTGAAGTAAGACAATTTTTATTTAAAGATACTCCATCAGGAATGGTATTAGGACCAGATGCAGCTGAAATAGAAAAGAAAAGACAAGAGGCGGCACCTAAACCTTTAGTAACACCAATTCCTCCTAAAGAAGAAACTAAATTAGAAACACCAGTTTTAAGTGAAGCGGACAAAACTAAAACAGAATCGTTTCCTGCACAAACTCCAGAAAAACAAATTTTACAAACACCTCCAGCTAAATCTGTAGACACATCTATTTTAACAAAACAAAAGAAAGAAATAACTGCTCCTACTAGTAGAGATGAAATGCTATCTCAACTTACATATAAAAAATCTAAAAAAGATAAAAATATCACAGAAGCATATTTAGGAGATAAAAAAGTGGGTGAATTAGAAAAAATGACAGAACTTCCAAAAATGAATGGTATGTATGATTATCAAGTTTATTTGACAAATGAACAAGGAGAAACTGATTTTGATAATATGGATGTACAACTTGGATTTAATTCAGCCAAAGATATGATGGCAACAGGATTGTGGAATAAAATGAAAGCAGAAGCGCCAGCCGCACCAGTTAAATTTGAATACCCAAGTGAAGAAGTACGAAACCAAGAACTGAATTTAGCTAAAGAAATATTTAATATATCAGACACTGGAGCCTCTTTAGAGCAATATGAAAAATTTAAAAATAATCCAATCATACAAAATCAAATAGAAAGAAGTAAAAAGGCGTACAACAATACTTCTGCGGTAGAAGGATATGGAACAGCTGATTATTGGGATAAAAGAAAATTTGCTGGAGATACAATAGGCTGGAAACAATATCTTAAAAAATATTACGGAGAAGGCGCTCCAGTAAAAAACAGAGAAATGTTTATAGTAATGGGACCTTCCTCAGCAGGAAAATCAAGTTCTGTAGTAGATAGATTATTAAAAGAAACTGGATCTATTTTAGCGGATTCTGATGAAGTTAAAAAAACTATTGCTGAATTTGAAAATGGATACAATGCATCAGGAGTCCATAAAGAAAGTAGTGATATTAACGCTAGGATTATGAAACTAGCTGCTTCTAGAGGAGATAACATTGTCTACCCTACCACTGGACGAGAACCAGCAAAATTAAATGCTTTAATTGAAAGAGCGGAAAAATTTGGATATACGCCAAAAGTTTATTATGTGACAGCAGATCGACCAGTTTTACTAATGCGTAATTTAGGAAGAATGCTTAGTACCAACAGAATGGTAGATGCGGATACATTATTAACAGACGAGGTATTAAAAGACATAAAAACAAATTATGAAAAATTACCAGATAAATACAAAGCAGGAATATATGACACAACACCCAAAAAATAAAACACATCAGGAGTTGATCAAAGAGATATGGGACGAGGCGGATCGTTCTTTTATAAAAGCGTTTGACGAACCTTTAGATGAAAGTCTCAAAGATATGTATCCAGATGCATTTACAACACCAGCTGTTAATGAAAAAACAAAAAAACAACAGTAAATTTGATTAATTTATATTTTTTGTGAAAAAGAAAATACATATAAACCAACACGTCATACGTGCTAATAAAAAAAATAATACAACAGATCCTGTTATAACTGTTAAAACATCTAAATCTAATGTTTATGCGAATGAAGTAGAAATATTAGGTAAATCAAAATTAATATATAGACCAGACAAGCCTTTAGCTTGCGGGGCTAGAGTTTGGATAGAAACAAATGAAAAAGTCATCCTTGACCAAGAAAAAATCATTGAGTAAATTTGACCTTTTAGGTATCAAATACGGCCTGGCTCCAGACCCAAAAAACCCTGGACAATGTGTATATAAGCTATTGACACAGGTAAATCCACCAGTACAAAGGAAGAGCGTATTCTTAAAGCCTAAATGAAAAGTAGAGGTTAAACTACTTATCAATCACTAACCACCACCCACGGACAACGGATCATACAAATTTAATTTAATTGTTTAAATTTTATGGCTGTTAAAAAAGAAACGGAAATACAAGTTAATGAACTAGAAAGTTCATTACGAGCATTAGCTAATCTTACCAACAATAAAAAGTTGTATGATAAGGTAGTGCATCTGTTGTTTCAATTGTGGAATGGAAATAATTACGGGCTTAAGAATATTCGTCAGTTCGAAGATCTGGTTGAATATAATTGGTTGAAAAACCGAAAACCTCAAGCGCAGAAACAAGGACTGAGAATCATAAAATGATTATACCCGTAGCTTTTTCTTTCCCCTTTCATCCATGTACGCTGCGGGTATAGTCATTATGATTGAAGACGATTTACCAGAAACTTTCGATGAAAGCACGATTCAACACTTATCAGGAATAGAGAAGATGCAATTCATTAACTATGTTCATGATGACTATGAGTACGTTTTAAGGAACAAGCAGCACCCTAAAATAATAAAATATTATAAAGATGTACTCTCAAGACTTATTAAAAACTATGGGCATTAGACTTGCTACTGAATTTTTAAAAGAACATACGTGTTCTGAAGAAAGATTATGGAAAGCGGTAGTCATAACTGCTTTTGAAGATTGTTTAAATCTTGCATCCAGTAAAAGCGAAAGTTATAGAAAACAAGAGGCTCATCGTTGGTTTATAGAAGCGGGAGAAGATTTTGAAAATGTTTGTTTCATGGCTGGGCTAGATCATTTGATGGTAAGAAATAGATATTTACATCTATACATGAAACAAGTTATAAAATTTACTCCAGCACAAAAAGAATGGTTAAGATACAGAGAAAATTATAAAGTGTACCGAGGTGCTAAAAATAAAGAACAAAGAAAATTAATAAGAAATAATATTGAAAGAATTAAATGTAAGATTATAGAATTTAAACCTAAGAAAAAATGACAGATAAAAGCGATATCGATAAAGAAAAGGAAAAAGAAAAAGAAGAATTAGTAAAATTTTACAACAGTTGGACTACGGCGTTTGAAGAATTTTCTGAATATGCTCTGGGTAAATTTAAATATTTACGATTAGATGATACATGGGCTCAACGAATATTAATTGTATTATTAATTGATCATGTAAAATTAACTTCTCCACCAGAGATATATGAAAAAATAAAAAGTTATATTTATTCTGTTTTAGAAGAAGATATTTTTTATAATTATTTAGAAACAGGAGATAAAGTAAAACCGCTTATAAGTAATAATGTTATTAAATTAATAATTGATAATGATAAAAAAAATAATTAATTAATTAATTTTTTTAATTTGTTAATTTCATCTACATAAAATTTTTTTTCTTTTTCATCCAAAGTTTTTTCCAACAGAAGTTTGTACATGTTAATTGCGAATGAGATATCCATCGAATCACTTCCAGAATAAAATTTAATTTTCATAAAAAGATTCATAGAATCATCAAATTATTTGTCAAATTTAAAAAAATAAGTCAAAAAACCCTTATTTTATGCGGTAAAATAATGCTTGTATAATATCTAATTCTATGGGATATATCTTATATGAGTTTTTTAATTTTTTTACCTTTCTACCTAGGGGCTCTAACAATGCTCCTTTATGTGTTTGGTTACAAAGTAAATTACTCAATACTTAAACTAACTGGAGTTGTTTACATGTTAAATGTAAAGGCTCCAACAACTATAGAGGACTACTATGAATGAGAATGTTCAATACTTATTTGATAATGGGCACACTCCTAAGAGTGCAGCTATTTCAAGGGTGATTGATTTAATCAATACGGATCTAGAACAAATAGATCCAACCACTAAACAAGAAAAAACTTTTTACAATCAATTAGTAAAAATTAATAATAAGTTTGTAGAAAAGTTTAATTCACTTGGATACGGCGATGCATCTGGTGGATGGAAAGAAGAAATAAAAATATGAACCTTTTAGAAAAAATTGGGTTTGAAAATAAAGGGGACGGTTTTTTTGAACTGTCCTCTAAAAACTTAACAAAGGAGAAAACGATGAACGAAGGTGAAAAAATGAAAATGTTTAATCAATATTTATTTAATATGGATGTTGAAGAGTTAAATCTAACTAAAGATTTAATTAAGGACATAATTCAAAGTAAACTTAAGTCTACATTGAAAGTTGGAATGAAAGTAAATGTAGTACAAAAAACTAAAAAAACATTGGGTGTAATTACAAAAATTATGCAATCAAAATGTTTAGTTGATTTGTCTGGAAGAATTTACAGAGTACCAATGTCAATGTTGGAGGTGGCATAATGAAAAAACCATTATCTAAATACGCACAAGTTGCTAAATTGTTAAAACAAAAAGCAAAAAAACTTGGAATGAAAGCCACCGCAAGCAGTCAATCGTTTGCGGGTGGCAACAGTGTAGATGTAGTAGTGACAGCTGGATCTGACGATGCCTTACAAGAATTAAGAAATTTTTCTAAACAATTTGTATATGGCAAGTTTGATGGAATGACAGATTACTACGACATCACTAATTGGAGAGAAGATATTCCTCAAACAAAATATCTTTTTATTCAAGACGACAGAGCATACACTATTTTAAAAGGACTAAACGAAAAATATTGGGAGTTGTCATACATAGTGAATGGTAAGGAAGTTGGTTATGTTACTTTTATCAATCAACTAAAAGAAATCTTTTTCAAAAATAATGGTTGGCAAAGTGTGCTGAACGCATTTGTTAATGAAAAAGCTAAATTTCCTTTTGGAGGAAGCGGATATTTATTTGAAATCAAAAACAAGGAGGCTGCATAATGAAAAACAACGAAGGCCTATTTAAACCATTCAGCTGCGAGTCATATGAAATGAATAGCAGTGGATGGATCCAAGTCAAAAAAGAAACACCATCCACTTGTTGGAAACTGTACGCTAAGGAGTTACTACAAACTGCTTATGAGAGCCCTTCTCATTATCAGGTTAATATTAGAAAAGACTTTAAAGGCATTAAACCAATAACAATAAAAAAAATGGAGGTAGCATAAATGAAAAACATAACTGTGTATTATCAAAAGAAATTTATTTCTATTGGTAATTATTCAAACAACTTTAGTGAGACTCACATTAAAGTTTTTGAGGGTGTTATTAAAGATAACGAAGATCAAGAAACAGTTTTTAATATCTTTAATGATGATTACTTAAATCCTTTATCAGGAGCAAACACTTCTAACAAAGTTTGTTTTGTAAACAACAAACTTGTTTCTGGTAAAGAATTTCAAGAAGCCATGAAAAATAAAGAAATAAAATGCAATCACACTTCTATGAGTGTTGGAGATATAGTTTCAGTAGATGGAATTAATTATCTTTGCCAAGACATAGGGTGGAAAAAATTAATTAATAAAGATGAACCAGAATCTGGTAAAGTTTATGCTTTAACAGGTGTTGAGGGTACCAAGTGTATTGCTAATGGTAATACTTGGGCGGAAAGCGAGGTAAAAGAATAATGTACACTGTAACTAATCCAAAACTAGATAAATTAGTTTCTGAAATAAATTCTAATTCTCAATATTTAGTAGTAGGTAGATTTAGAGGAAATAATACAGAAGAAGAAAATCAATATGGCTACAGTTTAGAAAGACTGTTGCTGGCACATAAAGATAATTTGGATAACATTATCTTAACTAAATTTTCTTACAACAATTTATGGAGAAAAGTTAAATCAGGTAAATGGTTTATATTTAATCCTATTACTAATTTCACATTAACGAGAGGAGGAGAAACACTTGAATAAAGAAGTTATCAAAAATTGGGAAGATACGACAGGTTGGTTATGCGACAACTGTCTATCTTCTAATATTTATAAACTACCTATCATGGACGAAATGGATATTTTTTGTAGAGACTGTAATTCAAAAAATTATCAAGTCAGTGAATGGTATATTAAAAACCAAAAGGAGAAATAAATAATGAAAAACAATCCAGCTATGTATCATTACTTAAAAATATTAAGAGATGCAGTAACCAATCCAACGAAAGCATATTTTTTTAATTCATGGGACTGTGCAAGTCCAAAAGAGTGTAGACAATATGCAATTAGTAAATTGAAAACTAAATTTAAATACTCTGACAGAGTAATTATGAAATTAATTAATTATTCAGTTGAGTCGTTTGATGAACAAGGATTCGATAAAAATTGACCACGGAACACGGATCATGGATCAAAAAGCCTTGTTTTAAGCCATTTTTTAATGCTTGCATTGTATAAGATATTATGGGATAAATAAGTATGAAAAAAATAAAAAACAAAAACCAAGGAGAGAAAATGAAAAACAAATTAAACATTGTAGATTTAATAGCTTTAGCGACAGCTAAACCGCAGTTGTTTAAGGACAATAAACAGTTAGCTTTTGTTTTGGATGTGAAAATGAAAATAATTAATGACATGTATAAACAATATAAAAAAGAAAAGGGGGTTCAATAATATGAAAAAACAAAAATTGCTTTTAGATAGCCAATACAAAAAACTTGTAGAAAATTACAAAGTCCAAGATAACACTAAAAGTTTTAAAGCAGTTGTTAAACTATTTAACCCTACAGGAATTGGTACCTGGTATTTATCAGAATTAAATCCAGAAACTAATGTAGCTTTTGGATTGTGCTGCTTACAAGAAAAAGAATTCGGATATGTTTCTTTGGATGAATTAAAAGAATTCAAAGGTGTATTTGGATTGGGGATTGAAAGAGATGCTTCTTTTGATCCAAATAAACAAATGAACGATTATGATTACTAAAAAAATAAATTACAAAGGTTTTGTAATTACCAAAGATCAAATTAGTAAAAGATTATTTGAAACAAGTTTATCAAAAAACGGAATTATAATACCTAGATCAGATTTATTAAAATATGAAAATCTTGAACCAAGTATTTATAATAAAAAACAATCTGGTTTATCTATTAAAAATTATAAATTGTTAATTGATAAATATTTAATAAAGGAACAATTATGATTAATAAAACTTTTGAAGGCTATCACATTTCCAAAGGTGCTGATGATGTGTACTGGATCTTAAATAAAGGTAATGATTTTATTCAAAATTTATCTTTAGACTTAGAAACAGCACAATTGAAAGCTAACGAAATGGTGGGAGAAGAAGTTCCTGTAAGTATTTGGCACAGAACAAAAAGCAGATGGGTTGAATATCCTAAGCAACAAGACGCACACATTAAATCTCATTTTAATTATTTAGAAAAAATTAAATTTGATGAATTAAAAATGGATTGTGATGCAAGAAATTATGTTGGAGAAGTTGGTCAACAAATTACTGTAGAATTAACTTTATTGCGTAGATCTTGTTTTGAAAATGATTGGGGAATTTCTTTTGCTTTTAAATTTAAAGACAAGGACAACAACAGATTTATTTATTTTGGATCTTCTCAAAAAGTTTTGGATGCATTTAAAGATCCATATGATGTAGCTACTGTTCAAGCATTAGTAAAAAGACAATACATCAATGAATATTTAGATAGATTGAGTGTGGTTCCATACAAAGTAAATCAAATCACTAAATTAAAAATTATTAACAACAAAGGAGCATAACATGGACGAAAGAACTAAAACAATTGCGATCAACAAATTGGATGTAGCATACAGAGACATCCCAAATTGTGATGATCAATTTACGGTAATGAAATTTATTTTAAATTGTTTAAGTGATCAGCAATTACAAGAAACAAAAAAATTAATTTCAAATTTAAAGAAAGGAGTACAATAATGCGTGAGTTAACAAAAAAACAAAAACAAATATTAAATCAATATAATAATATTCCTAACATGGAAAAATTGCCATATGAAGTTTATGAAAAAGTACAAAAGATAAACGATACAGAACTTTTATGGTCACAAATAAACAATTATTTATGGGAAAATTATTTAAGAAAGGAATAAAATAATGAAAACAATTAAAGTCGAAGTCAAAAATGTTTATGGGGTAGAAAGGATTTATCCAGTATGCGAGTACGCAAAAAAATTTTCTATGCTTACTAATACTAAAACATTGGATAAAGATAATATTCGAATCATTAAACAACTGGGGTTCGAAATTGAGGCAATAAGACCTCAGCTGTAGTTAATTGCGTCTAAAAGTGTTGAAAAATAAGGGTATTTTAACTATTGTCATTTATAAGATTTTATGGGATAAATAGTCATGAACAAAGGAGAAAAAATGAAAATAAAAAGTGAATACAAAAACAAAATAGCAAAAAAACTTTTTGATGTTGCTTGGAACGATGTTGGATCCTCTGGTATGGATTTTGATAGTTTCAGGTTTGCAGCAGCTTTGATTGAAGCAAACGATTTCAAAGGGCTGTACGCTATCATGGACAACATGGACAGTATCCCTAGAGAGTATATTTACAAGTTACTTCCAATAGCTAAACAAAAAGAATATCAGCAGGAGGTAGGCTATTAATGTTAAAAACAGTAGGTGCAAAACCTTTAGAAATTCAAATAAGATATTTAAGTAGTGTTAAAAAATTAAATATCAAATTGTATCAATTGTTTAAACAGTGTAAATCAGAAAATATTATTTACAATGGTGAGTACAAAAAATTAAAAAAATTTTATAGAGGAATGATGTATGGTAATTTTTATTACGATTCAGATATCTATTCTTCTGTAAGTATCCAAGAGGTGCCTGTTTTAAATAGATACAAAACTCAAGTTTGGCAAAATTTATCAGACACTATTTATTCTACTTTAAAAAAATGGAATAAAGAAAATATCAAATTTGGTAAAAGACCTGTTCAAGATACACAAGAGTACAAAAAGAAAATGATGGAGAGAGCATTACTCTCGGACATCGGAACATGCGGATACTGTGAAGCAAAACAAGAAATAGAAAACGGTGTTATGTATGATCATGGTTTTACTATTGGAAGAGGTTTTAGAAATGGTGTGTGTGCTGGTGCTGGTTTAAGACCTTATGAAAGAAGTCCAGAAGGAAAAGAACTTTTGGTCAGACACCTTAAAAATAAAATTGCTTTTATACAAACAGAAAAACCTACTGCAGCTACAGTAGATTTTTTTAACAGCGATGCATTCAAGTACACTCAAGAAGAAATTAATATCTTAGGCGACAAATGGAACCTTCCTCAAGTAGGAGATTGGAAAAGCAAAGGAAGAGAATTTTTCGATGTTCAATTGTGGGGAGAGATTACCTTAGAAAAGTTAACTAAGATTTTTAACAAGGCTTTGCAATATCACATGGAGTGGTTAGACAAAGAACAAAATAAATTAAATAAATGGAAAGCGGTGCCAACTTATAGGGAGTTGGCATTAGCCAAACAAAACAAAGGAGGAAAATAATGGTAAGCATGAATAAACTATCGACTATATATACAAACTTTATTTACAAAAATAATTTAGAGGAAGTGGACGCAGAGACTCTTTTATATTGGGGAGAAGTAGATGAAACCCAAAAAAAATGGTTGAGTAAATTTGTAAATTTAGTATTTAAACAAACAAACAAAGGAGGAAACTAACATGGGGTACACACACTACTGGAAACAGTATAGAAACTTTGATGACAGAGAGTGGTCTGAGATCACTAAATTTGTCGGAAGACTTTGTAGATCTAAAGAAGGAAAGACAATTCTTGGAACTACAGGTCAAGAGGATAAATTACTCATTGATGATTCAGAAATTATATTCAATGGTAAAAGAAAGTTTAATAAAGATTGCGAGACTTTTTTATTATCTAAAATAAAACCATTACCAAGAGAAGAGTACGAAAAGAAAAATGGTTATTCTTTTCAATTTTGTAAGACGAGAGAACTGCCTTACGATAAATTCGTGACCGCAGCATTGATCATAGCTAACAACATTGCGCCTAAAGCATTGGTCATAACATCGGATGGATTTAGAGAAGATTGGAGAGATGGACTAGATCTGGCTCATCAATATATGATCGGTCTTAGCTTGCCTACTAGTTTAAAAAATAAGTCGGATTATAAAATAGCTTAATGCAACTATTTAATGACGATTGTCTAAAGGTGTTACCAACACTACCTGATAAATCTATTGATCTAATACTTACTGACCCGCCTTATGGAACGACAGCTTGTAAATGGGATTCAGTTATTCCTTTTGAACCTATGTGGAAAGAACTCAAAAGAATTATAAAAGATAATAGTGCAATAGCTTTATTTGGTACAGAGCCTTTCAGTAGTCACTTGAGATTATCAAATTTAGATTGGTTTAAATATGATTGGGTTTGGAATAAAAAAAAACCAAGTAATGTTTTTTTAGTTAAGAAACAACCTTTAAAAAATATTGAATTAATAAGTATATTTTATAAACATCAACCAACTTACAACCCACAACCAACAATCAAAAATACAGGAAAAGGATTTAGTCAAAAAAATCATAATTTGTTTCATCAAGACAAAACTAAAGGTATTGCAAAAGTAATAGATAATAGAAACACAACTAATATTGGTTATCCGAAAGTTTTATTAGAACATATTAAAATAATGAATAATTTATCTAAAGATAAATCAGGATTACATCCTACACAAAAACCAATAGAATTATGTGAGTATTTAATAAAAACTTACACCAATGAAAACGATACTGTATTAGATTTTACAATGGGTTCTGGATCTACAGGTGTAGCTGCTAAAAATTTAAACAGAAATTTTATTGGTATAGAATTAGATAAAAACTATTTTGATATTGCAAAGAATAGGATAGAAACTATTTTGGTATGAAACAAAAAACTTATACTTTGAAACAGCTGAAGGCGATGTCTATCCAATATATTTTATCGGTACCTGATCATCCCGATCCAACGAAACGATCGATATTGAAACCAAAAATTTTAGAAGCGTTAAACAGTAAAAAAGCAGGGACTGGTAAACAGGACCTGCTTTTGAACTATGATGATTAATTTAAACCCAAAGGATGAAAATTGGTTATCATTATACCAAAACTAGTTTTATCTGTCACTAAAGCGTGTTATATTAATTTGATACATGGAAACTTTTATAATGATTGTAATGCTATGCCACATGGACTTTATGGGTCAAGAGGGCTGTATTCCAATGACACCATCCCCACAGGTCTATTATTCGTCTAGAAAGGCATGTATGGCGGAGTCTATTAAAAAAATGGACGATATGAGAACTACCGCAGTTTA